TTAAAAGCGCATATTCAGATTATGGATGCGCGATTTGACTCTGTTGATATCCAATTTAGAGCTACAAATGCTAGATTAAAGAGGATAGAAATGGTTATGATTGCCGCTTTTGGGGCAATTTTATTGTTGTTTGCTGGAATGATCTTTAAATAAGGAGATGAAGATGGACGTTAATTTAATCTTGAATGTTGATGAAGTAAATTTCTTGTTGCAAGTTCTGGGCGAGTTGCCAACCAAGACTGGCGCTTGGAATCTGGTTCAAAAGGTAAAGCAACAGGCAGAAACTCAATTGGCCGCTTCTCCAGCTCCAGAAGCGCCTAAAGTTTCTTAATGTATGCCTTTCAGTTCAGAATCTGGAAAGCCATTCATCAAGGATTTAGTATTAGGCGTTAAGCACGATAAAATCCTCGATATAGGCTGCGGATCGGGAACATACGCAAAGATGTTCCCTGATTCTCATCTGACTGGGATAGAGGTATGGAGGCCGTATGTTGAGCAATACGGCCTTTCTGATTTATACGACAGACTGATCGTTGAGGATGCCAGAACATGGAGTCCTGATGATCAATACGACTTATCCATTGCAGGCGATGTCTTGGAGCACATGACCCCTAAAGAGGCGGTTGAGCTTGTAGAAAAGCTTAAAAAGTGCGCTAAAAACGTCATTATCAGTATCCCAATCGGCCATTACCCACAAGACGAATACGAGGGAAACCCCTACGAAAAACACATAAAAGATGACTGGTCTGACAAGGAAGTCAGGCAATATTTTGGCAATCCTATCTATTCAAAGATTGATAATGAAATTGGAGTCTATATGTTCTCAAATGAAAAGAAGAAGCTGAAAATCGCGGTATATGCCATTAGCAAGAATGAAGAGAAATTTGCTGAAAGATTCTGCAAGGCGGCTAAAGACGCTGATCTGATCATGGTTGCCGACACAGGATCTACCGACAAAACGGTAGAAATCCTAGAGGCTAACGGCGCTACCGTTAAGCACATCTACATCAACCCTTGGCGCTTTGACGATGCCCGAAACGCCGCTCTCCATATGCTCCCTGCTGATGTCGATGTCTGCGTGAGCTTAGACCTAGATGAGGTTTTGCAAGAGGGATGGCGAGAGGCAATTGAGGAAACATGGATTGAGGGCACAACCCGAATGCGCTATGGCTTTGACTGGGGATGCGGCATTGTTTTCCTCTACGAAAAGATCCATGCGCGCAAAGGATACCGCTGGCATCACCCCTGCCATGAATATCCCGTGCCTGACCGTATTGAGGAGAAATGGCAGGTCACCAATAAGCTTCTGGTGGTCCATATGCCAGATCCCACAAAGAGCAGAGGCCAGTATTTAGACCTGCTGCGCGTCAGCATTGAGGAAGATCCGCACTGCCCTCGAAACGCCTTTTACTATGCGCGAGAGCTGTCTTTCCACGGCCAATGGGAACAAGCGATCAAAGAGGCTGAGCGCTACTTGGCGTTGCCGCGAGCCACATGGATCAATGAGCGCTGCTACGCCATGCGTACAATCGCTCGATGCTATGTGCAGATAGGCAATTATGACCTCGCCATTAACTGGCTGCGTAAAGCCACCGCTGAAGCGCCCAACACGCGAGAGCCGTGGTGCGAACTGGCTGGAGTCTGCTATACGCTTGGCCGTTGGGCTGAGTGCTATGGCGCTGCCTTAACTTGCCTTTCGATTACCAACAAGGAAATGGTTTACACCATTGACCCAGAAGTGTGGGGAGCGAAGCCACATGACTTCGCGGCTATAGCATCTTGGAATTTAAAGATGTATGATCTCGCAAAGAAACATGCTCAGGACGCTGTCGATTTAGATCCTAACGATATGCGCCTGCGTAGGAATCTGGCAGCAATTTCCCAATCATCTGAGGCGGCGTAATGGCTACAACTTATGTGAACAGCAACAACTTGCCTGCCAACGCTAATACCAGCGGCACATATGCATTCGCTCCAAGCTTGGGTGAAATCACGTTGTATTCCTACCAACTGTGTGGGATTCGCCCGACTGCTCTCGTTCAAGAGCATATGCAGTCAGCGCGTATGGCCGCAAACATGATGTTAGGCCGTTGGAGCAGTCAAGGCGTTAACCTATGGACAGTTGATCAGCAATGCATCAATCTCGTTCAGGGCTGTTCTACATATCAAGTTCCAACCAATACGATTGTGATGCTCGATGCGTACATCACGCAAAATCAGGGTACGGCGGCTATCAACCGCCTTATCCTGCCCATCAGCAGAACGGAATATGCTTCTTATCCCAATCCTCAGCAGCAAGGATTTCCTACGACCTATTGGTTTGATCGGTTGCTGTCACCGACTGTGACCTTGTGGCCGGTTCCAGATGGATCGGTCAATCAGTTTGTCTACTATCGAGTAAGGCAGATTCAGGACTCAAATTTCACCGATGGCCAGCAAATAGAAATCCCCTACTACTTCTTAGAAGCGTTCGCTTTCGGATTGGCCGAGAGATTAGCCCTTATCTGGGCTCCTGAAAAGCTCGAAATGCTCAAACCTTTGGCTGACGAATCTTACGGTATCGCAGCGCAACAAAACATCGAAACAGCTCAACAATATATTTCTCCCACAATTTCCAGCTACTTTAGGCCGTAATTATGGGATATGCATCGCAAGCAGGTCGAGCCAGAACCAGTTCTAGTAATCCGCAGGCACATGCGATATGTGACCGTTGCGGATTTCGTTATAACTGGATCGATTTAAGCTGGCAATTCGACTGGCGCGGTTCTGCTTTACAGAATTTGCGAATATTGGTTTGTAGGGATTGCCTTGATAGACCTCAAGAGCAGCTGCGCGCAATCGTCATTCCTGCCGATCCTACGCCAATCATCAATGCCCGTATTCAAGACTTCCAATTGGCCTCAGTAGATGATTTTGCTGTCTCAGCGCCAACCACTTATAACACCCAGACTGGCCTGCCTAATCCGCCTCAAAACGTGTTGGTAACCCAAGATGGCCAGAATTTAACGCCTCAGCCAATCGGCATTCCTGCGGACCTTGACCCAAATGCTGTACCTCCGCTAAACGGCAAATTGCACTTTAACGTCACTATCCCAGTTCTTACCGTCTATTCTACTGGCGGAAATACGATCACCGTTAATTGCAGCTCCGCTCATGGATTACACGCTGGAGATCAATTCTCAATTGAGGGATTGACCAGTAAAGAAGCTTCTGGATTCTACAACGTAACGGCAGCAACTACCGCTACCGTGTTCACTTATACGACTAATAGGGCTGTTCCGTCAGGGACAATTAGCACTGCAACCACTAGGGCGGCAACTGCTGATGTTACGCTGCCATATGGCTACACGCAGATTCCTCAAACGGGTATTTAATCATGTCAAACGTCACATTCACAAACCTGCCTGTAGCAACTTCTCTGACCGGTCAAGAGATTTTGGCTGCTGTGCAAAACGGAACCTCGGTAAGGGTTACGGCGAGCCAATTGGCTGCTTTGATCACTACGATTTACGGACCTTTAACCTTGAAGGCTCCATCAACCATTAATGCTGGGACTTACACCCAAAAAACCTCAGATGCGTCTTTAATCATAACCACCACAAACTGCGTTATTACTTTGTTATCAGCGTCAAGTTACCCAGGTCAAATTCTGTTTGTTAAGAACATTACAAACAATTCATTAACGAGCGCTTCATCTAATGTAGTCCCGTTAGGTTCAGCGACAGCAGGGACGGCGATACTGTCTGCGACAGCAGGAAAATTCGCCATGCTTCAATCTGACGGCTCTAACTGGGTCGTGATGATGGCCAACTAGGAGACTGGCGATGACTGATTTAACAGAACAACAAATGGACGCGATTGCGGAAAAAGCTGCTCGCAAAGCTTTGAATATTGTTTATGCCGAGATTGGCCAAAACGTCCTGCGTAAACTTGCTTGGTTGGTTGGAATTGCTGTTATTTCTGGCTTGATGTTTTTTGCTGGAAAGCCAATTAAATAGGAGCTTAATATGGATCTTTCATTTTTAAAGCAGCTTGCACCTACCGTGGCTTCGGCTCTGGGCGGTCCTTTGGCTGGAATGGCCGTTGAGGCTTTGGCTGGCAAATTAGGTGTGCCAGCAGATGAGGCGCAACGAGTATTGGATTCAGGCAAATTAAGCGGCGATCAAGTAGCGGCTCTGCAACAAGCTGAGTTGGCTTTAAAAGCCAAGGCTCAGGAAATGGGTTTGGATTTTGCCAAGCTTGAGAATGAGGATCGAGACTCTGCTCGCAAAATGCAGATTGCCAATCATTCTTGGATACCGCCTGCAATGGCCATCATTGTCACTATTGGATTTTTTGGAATCCTGTTTGCCTTGATGTCGGGGCGAGTAGTAAAGGGTGACGAAGTGATGATTATGTTAGGCAGTTTAGGCACTGCTTGGACTGGAATTATCAGTTTCTATTTTGGATCATCTGCTTCTAGCCAAAAGAAAGATGATCTTTTGCACAAATCAACTCCGGTGGACCCATCATGATTAATTCAAGAAATTTAGAAGATTTATTGCCTGTTGTTAAGGCACGGGTAGATCAGTTTTTGGCCGATGCCAAGAATCACGGTATCGATATTTTAGTCACATCGACATACCGAGACATGGAGTCGCAAAATGCGTTGTATGCCCAAGGAAGAACTGCGCCGGGAAAAATCGTTACAAATGCAAAGGCTGGTGAGTCTTTTCATAATTACCGCTGCGCTATTGATATTGTTCCCTTGGTTAACGGGAAGCCTGATTGGGATTGTTCTCATCCAGTCTGGCAAAAGGTTGCGGAACTGGGTAAAGCGGCTGGTTTAGAATGGGCCGGAGATTGGAAATCGTTTAAAGAAATGGCTCATTTCCAATACAGTGGCGGCTTATCCTTGCATGACTTACAAGCAGGCAAAGAGATCAAGTAATGGCTGGATTAGACGATATTACCAACCCACTTAATCAGGCTGAGGGAACGCTCAAGGCCGCTCGTGGGGTATTGAAAGAAGGTAAGGGTCTAGTCAAAGACATTGCTCAGACAGCGGAAGAGTACAAGCAATACAAGGAAAAGAATGCTGACAAAAAGGCTATTCAGGCCAACTTGAACAACAAGAAGGCCACTACTCGAATCGCCAAAAGAGCCACAAACGCCGCTATTGCTGATCACGATGCCGCCGTAACGTCTTCTAATGAGCTGGCCAAACAGGTATTGCTCAAGAAGAAGGCTTACGAGGAAGAACAAGCGATGATTTGGGCGATGAGCCAAGATGAGCGTGAGGCCTATCTTGAGGCCAAGAAAGAGCAGACTGAGAAGGTTAAGGCTGAGAAGCTCAGAATGCAGAGAGAGGCTGACGAGGCTCAGGCAAGATTTGATTTGATAATGAATCTGTTTATCGGTATTGTTTTGGTTGCAGGATTGCTTTTTGGTGGAGTAGTAGTTTTGTCAGAGACCTTAACTGGCAAGTTGCCTTGGAATTAATAAGGAGTTTTTATGAGTATCGTTTTTGCGTGTGTGTTTTTCATTGCTGGATGGTTTGCTTGCTCTCTATATGTTCACTTTGAAAACAAATCTGAAAAAGAAGTTGTTTCAGAAGTAAAATCTGAATTGGTTTCCGCTGAAAGCGCGGCAAAGACAGAAGTCGCTTCTTTACAGCCTAAAGCCCCTACTCAAGCAAATTAATTTAGGGAAAGGTCATGTCAACGCCAAACACAACGCCGTTAACCTACAACGGTTACGTCACTCAAATAGGTACGATGGCAGTCGTAAACACTACGACTTCTAGCGGCGTTGTTGTTGGCGTAGATACCGCTTTTAATAACATCATTCCACAGATGCTGAACTACGCAGAATTGCGTATTCAGCGCGATTTGGACTTGCTGCCATCGCTCAATGCCAAGACTTATACTTTGGCTTACGGCAACAATCAATTGCAGATTTCTGTAAATGACTTCGTTACTTTGCAGACAATTGAGGTTACGGGAAATGATGGGTCAAGCTATCCAATCATGCCTGTAAGTAAGGAAGTCATTCAAAATGTTTACGGAATATCGTCAACGGTTGCTCCGCCCATTTATTTTGCGATGTACGGCGGAGATGCTTCTACTGGCGGAGATACTTACACCAACATTATTTTTGGGCCATATCCTGACAATAATTACACGGTGACGGTGACTGGAACGTCAAGGCTTCCTACCTTGTATCAATATGCAAACGCAGGTCAGGCTGGAACCAATACCACATTCATTAGCACTTACTTGCCTGATCTTCTCATCATGGCCAGCATGATTTACTTAAGCGCATTCCAGCGTAACTTTGGACGCATGAGTGATGATCCTGCTATGGCTCAAAGCTATGAAGCTCAGTATAAGACGTTATTAACATCGGCTGCTGTTGAAGAAGCTCGTAAAAAGTTCTCTGCTTCTGCATGGTCTTCTATGTCTCCTGCTGTTGCAGCAAGCCCCAATAGGTAAGATAAAATGCCGCATGCGTCATTAAAATTAAAGCCAGGCGTTGATCAAAACGAAACGCCAACATTGAATGAGGCAGGTATCTCAAACTGCAACCTCATTCGCTTTATTTATGACCGAAACGGAATTGGGTTGGTTCAGAAGCTTGGCGGATGGACCAAGTTTTATCCAAACACAATTAGCGCAATTCCAAGAGCTTTGTGGGCATGGGAAGATACTGAGTCTCAGTCTTATTTGGCTTGTGGAACTCAAGACTTGCCAAACACCTATCAGTCTCAATTGACCTCAATCAGTAACGGGTCTTCAAAAGACATAACGCCTAGGTCAGCTACTGACAATGTTTCTTTGGCGCTGTCTACAACTGCCGGAAGCGCTGCAGTTGTAATAACAGACACCACGATTGAAAACATTACTTCTTATGACTCCGTTTACATTCCGGTTCACATTAGCATTGGCGGTGTTGTTTTATTTGGATTATATTCATGCGATCCAAATGGATATTTAAGCCCAGACCAATACACTATTTTTGCTACTGATCAATTTGGAAACAATTTACCTGTTCCGAATACATCGACCACAGCTTATGTTCCAAGTTTAGCCACTGTTAGCGGATCAAACCAAGTAACAGTAACCTTAAACAATCATGGATTTAATGCTGGAAGCACGTTTCCTATTTTGATTCTTACGCAAGTTGGCGGATTGACTTTATTTGGCAACTACATTGTCGAAAACGTAATAAATGCCAATTCTTTTGTTATTTACGCTCAGCAAAACGCCACATCAACAACCTCTGGATCGATCAATAACGGCAAAGCAAGATACATTTACAGCTTTGGTATTGGAGCCGTTCCAGCAGGTTCTGGATATGGCATTGGCGGATATGGATCAGGAGGATACGGAACGGGTCCTGCCGTAACGCCATCAACGGGCGTTCCTATTGAAGCTAATAACTGGACCTTGGATAACTGGGGAGAGGTTTTAGTTAGTTGCCCAATACAGTCTCCAATCATATTAACTGCCGCTTCCGCTTCTGGAACTGGCTCTACCGGAACCATTAATTTTACTGGCGCTACAATCACGATTGACGTTGGCGAGACCATTACTGTTTCTGGAGCTTCTCCAAACTCTTGGAATGGGGTCTGGACGGTTACTAGCTCTACGCCTACTAGCGTTTCTTTTGCGACTACCACTACGGCAGCAATTACATCGCCGGGTACAATTTTGGTTAACAATACGCCATTCCAACCAATTTATCAGTGGGACCCATTAAGCGGAAACCCAACTTCTACAATCATTCCACAAGCTCCTCAAGTTAACGATGGAATATTTGTAGCGATGCCTCAGCGTCAAATTATTGCTTGGGGGTCGACTTTTACCGGAGTAAAAGATCCTTTGTTAATTCGATGGTGTGACGTTAACAATTATGGAACATGGATTGCTCAGATTACTAACCAAGCCGGTTCTTATCGAATACCAAAAGGTTCTAAGATTGTAGGGTGCATTCAAGGTCCGCAACAAGGTTTGGTGTGGACTGATTTGGGATTATGGTCAATGCAATACGTTGGCCAGCCATACGTTTATTCGTTTAACGAAATCGGTACTGGCTGCGGTTTGATTAGCCGCAAGGCCGCCGCTTCGATTAACGGCGTTGTCTACTGGATGGGGCCAAGCCAGTTTTTCTCGTTAACAAGCTCTGGCGTACAGGTTGTTACCTGCCCAGTTTGGGACGTTATATATCAAGACTTGGATCAAACCAATTTGGATAAGATTCGAGTTGCAGTGAACAGCCGTTTCAATGAAATTACTTGGTATTACCCAACGATCAGCGATGGCGGAGAAGTAAATGCCTACGCCAAATACAATGTCGGTTTGGGAGTATGGGATTTTGGAACATTGGGAAGATCAGCTTGGGTGGATCAATCGGTGTTAGGTCCGCCAATTGGTGCAGACCCTTTCTCTCTGTACATTTATCAGCATGAAACATCAACTAATGCTGATGGTCAGGCAATGAATTCTTGGTTCCAGACTGGCAACTTTGTGATTAACGAAGCAGACAATAAGATGTTTGTTGACGAAGTTTGGCCAGATATGAAGTGGGGTTATTACGGCGGAAGCCAAAATGCCACGATCAATTTGACTTTTTATGTCAGCGATTATGCTGGTCAGACCCAGACTCAGTACGGCCCTTTCGCATTAACCCAGAACACGACCTTTGTATCGCCTCGATTCAGGGGTCGATTAGTGAGCATTTACATGGGCAGCAATGACGTTGGCAGCTTCTGGCGTATTGGTAATATGCGCTATAGGACACAACAGGACGGTAGATACTAATGAGCGTTTCATTAACAGACATATTAACCGCTACCAAAAACGTAGTTACATCTATTAGCACTGCTGCTCAGAACTATTTGAATGTTCAAGGAGCTCAGGGCTTCCCTCATATTACGTCTGCAACTTTGGTTAAGGCCAGCGCTGGAAGAATAGCCGTTATTAGTGTAACCACTGCAGGAAGCACTACTGGAACCGTATACGATTCAAATTCAACTTCAATGACAACAATGCCGATTTATATCATTCCAAACACGGTCGGTATTTATGTCGTGAATTTGCCCGTTAATAATGGTGTATTGGTAGTGCCAGGCACTAGCCAAGTTGTGACCGTCAGTTTCTCATAGGTGATGTATGCCGCTTAAACATGGACACTCTCAGAAAACCATTAGCAGCAATATCGCTGAAATGATCAATTCTGGCCATCCAAAAGACCAAGCCATAGCAGCCGCCCTTAACGTGGCCAAAAAGGCCGCTGGCGGCGGTTTGTACGCCAACATTCACGCCAAGCAGGAACGCATCGCTCATGGCTCTGGCGAGCATATGCGTAAGCCTAATAGCAAAGGTGCTCCCACGGCTCAAGCTTTTAAATTGGCTGCACGCACGGCTAAGGCCGAAGGCGGATTTAGCATGCATATGCACAAGCCTAAAGCGCCTCATATGCCCAAGATCAAGCCGTCCGTAACGACAAAAGTGCATGTTGGCCCTATCCACAGCACCGTTGCTGGCCGAACCGATCATCTGCCTATGCACGTTCCGTCTGGATCATACGTCATCCCTGCGGACATTGTTTCCGCTTTTGGTGAAGGGAACACGATGGCTGGCTTCAAGCATATGAAGCGCGTATTCGGCGGAACGCCTTACGGCGGCGGTTCTATGCCTTATGGGCAATCTGGCGGACCCTATGGCGCTGAAATGCCTCACATGGCATCGGGCGGAGAAGTAGAAAACACTGTACCTATTATTGCCGCTGGTGGAGAATATGTACTACATCCCGACCAAGTTCGTATGGTAGGGAATGGCGATTTAGAGACTGGTCACAAAGTATTAGATGAGTTTGTTAAGCAAAAGAGAGCAGAGACTGTTAAGACGTTGAAGAAATTACCCGGACCTAAGAAGGATTAATATGGAAAAGCCTGATGAATTAGTGATTAGAACGGCCGTCCCATCCGATATGGATGAGATCATGCAAATAGCCATGTTGGCCTGCGAAGAGAACGGATTCTTGAACCCAAACCCAGCAAAGCTTGCCGCTGAAATATGGCCAGCATTACATCAAGATCATGGAATCTGCGGACTGATCGGCAAGCCCAACGGCAAAATTGAAGGCTTGGTATTGCTGCGAATTGGTCACATGTGGTATTCGGACAATTTGGTGGTGGAAGAAAAAGCCATTTTCATCCATCCAGAGTTTAGAAGCGCCAAAGGTGGTCGGGCTAAAAAGCTTTGCGAATTTAGCAAAAAGCTTGCAGATACACTTGGTATTCCATTGATCATTGGAGTACTATCTAACAGCCGCACTGAAGCGAAAGTTCGTATGTATGAACGTCAATTCGGCAAGCCAAGCGGCGCTTTTTTCCTTTATGGCGCGAAAACTGGCGGATGGCAGGATAGCACGGAGCATTAAAACATGGGCGGCAAAACGACAACCAGTACCCAGGCGGTACAAGTACCACCAGAAGTACTTGCTAATTATAATCAAGCTTATGGAACGGCTAAGGATGCTGCCTCTCAACCTTTTCAGGCTTATGGTGGTCAATTTGTTGCCCCTCTTACCGGAACACAACAAGCTGGCATTGCTAATGTAAACCAAGCAGCAGGAGCTGCCCAGCCATACTATGGAGCCGCTACTGGCGAACTAATGGGAGCTCAAGGTGCGGCTATGCCGTATTACTCTCAGGCAACAGGGAATGTTGGCGCAGCTCAAAATGTTGGAAATGCATTGGCGGCGAGCTCTTTGGGGAGCTTGGCGCAAGGCCAATATAACGCAAACCCTCTGCAGTATCAGGCGGCAGGACAACTAAGCGGAGCATACGATCAAGCTCAGTCAGCCAATCAAGATGCTTATAATCAATATATGGGCAGCCAAGCAGCAGCCCAGCCGCTGAATTATCAAGCATTAAATACCTTGGGCGGAGCTCAGGGAGCAGGAGCCGCTTTAACGGCTCAGGGTTTAAACACGTTGGGTCAGGCAGGAGCTGCCGCATCGCCCTACAATCAACAAGCTGCAGCCGCTTATCAGCAAGCCGCTACTGCTCCTCAGCAATTTAACCAACTGGCCGCTAATCAGTATTTTGCCGGTCTTGGCGCTGCGAACCCATTGAATCAAGAAGCTCAAGCTTTGGGCGAACAAAGCGCTCAAAGCATTAATCCCACGGCCTTGAATCAATCAGCCATCGATCAATACATGACCCCTTATATGTCATCTGTGGTCGGATCTGAGCAAGCTTTACTGAACCAGCAAAACCAACAAGCCATGAGTGGGCAGTTGGGCAACGCTATTCAAGCTGGAGCTTTTGGCGGTGACCGATCAGGCATCGCTGCGGCTAATTTGGCTCAGCAACAACAAATTGCGAACGCGAACATTTATAGCAATCTCCTCAATCAAGGCTACAGCCAAGCTCTGTCTGCCGCTCAACAGCAGCAAGGCGTTGGCCTTGGCGCTGCTCAAGCCAATCGAGCGGCTCAAGCTTCTGCAGGCCAGCAACTGGGCTCATTAGCTCAGCAACAGTATGCTCAACAGACCGGAACTGGTCAGCAACTTGCCAATTTAGGCCAGCAAGTTTACTCGCAGCCGTTGGGCTTGGGAGCTGCTCAAGCGCAATTGGGACAGCAGATTTTTGGACAAGGCAACACTTTAGCTCAACAGCAATTGGCCGCTGGTCAGCAATTGTTTGGCCAAGGCGCTACTACCGCTCAACAGCAAGCCGCTCTGGCTCAGCAGCTGTTTGGGCAAGGCCAGACTACGGGTCAAAATGTTGCTGCTTTGGGCCAGCAAGGTTTTGGCCAAAATATTACTTCGGCGCAAGCACAAGCCGCTTTGGCTCAGCAACTGTACGGCCAAGGCGCTACTACCGCTCAGCAGAAGGCTGCGCTTGGCCAACAGCAGTACGCGCAAGGCATCGGAGCCGCTCAACAACTTCAGGGCATTGGCCAAGGCTTGTATGGCATGGGTTCTGGAACCTCAGCTTCTTTAGCGAACATTGGTCAAGGCGCTCAAAATTCCGCCATTCAAGGCGGCCAAGCTCAATTGGCTGCTGGCACGACCGAGCAGCAGACCCAACAAGCTCTTAACCAAGCTCTTTACAACCAGTTCCTGCAGCAGCAGGCTTACCCATTCCAGACCTCGCAGTTCCTTACGAATGCGGCTTTGGGTCTTGGTACGGCTCAAGGATCGACTACGACTACCACGCAGCCGGGCGGATTCTTCTCAGACAAACGCCTGAAAGAAAACATTCGGGAAATCGGCAAGGACTTCTCAGGCAAGAAGCTCTATCGCTTTAATTACAAGGGCGATAACAAAACCCACGTTGGTTATATCGCGCAAGAGATTGAGAAGAGCGCCCCAGAAGCGGTTGGCGAGTCGCATGGGTACAAGACCGTTGATTACGGCAAAGCTTCTGAAGAAGCAGCTGATCGAGGCCATTACTATTCTGGCGGAATAGTCCCTCAATCAATGGGTGGACATGTCACCGAAAAGCATGGCGGAGAAGGATATGCATTGGGTGGATCTCCATCAGGAATTGATGCAACAGATTTTGCTGCAATATTAGCCGCTCAACAGCAAATGTTTGGTCCTTATGCTCAATCTGGAAGAGGCTTGAGTGGAATGCCAGGTGCAGGAAGCGTTGTGCCCGGAGCTAATATTCCTGTTTCTAAAATAGCAACTGCTCCAGAATTGCATCAAAACAGAACTGCTTTGGAAAATATAAAACAAGCTACTGACGCCGCTACGGGATTAAATAAAACTTACGAAACATTTAAGCAGCCTGTTCAAAACGCTGTTAAAAACGCTGCACAAAGTGTTAGAAAAATGTTTGCAACTCCAGATCAGTCAAAATCAACATCTGACGCTTTAAGTCAGACAGTCCCTCAGGAAACTTCTTCTCCTTCTTCTTCTGCAAATATAGAACCAAAAAATAGCTATGATGACTTTGATAGTTCTAATGACCTTTTGAAGGCAAAAGAAGGTGGATTTATTAAAACTCATAGAATTGGATTGGCAGGTGGAGGAATACCTTATGAGTCTGATGAGACTGGTCCTCGTTTTGGAATTCCTGAAGAGGATGGATCTCATCGATTGTCTGCGCTTCATTTTGCTCGTGGCGGATTAGCTGGATATGCTTCAGGCGGAGCTTCAGACTTGCCTTATGCTAGTGGAGAAGGCCAAACTTCATTGGACATTCCTGATGAAAATAAAAATGAAAATAAACTGCAAACAGCTCCTGGATTAGCGCCTCAACGGACAGGTCTGCAAAATGTGTCTGATGCCGCTTCTACAGCTGCGAGCATCGCTAAAATTGCGGCTATTTTTATGGCTATGTCTTCTGGTGGCGTTGCTGGCCGTAGACGTAGAGCTGATGGCGGAACCGATGACAATCAAAATGATGATTCTTCGGTTTCTGCAGACGTAAAAGCTAATACAGGACTTGGGGCTGTCGCTGCTGCCGCTCCTCCTCCTGCACAAGCAAATGCTGCGGCAGGCTTAGGAAAAGCGGCTATACCTGTCAAAGCTGATGCCGACAAGACAGATAAACCAACTCCTTGGTATAAAAATGCAGATACGTTGTTGCCATTTTTAAGCGGATTGGCCGCTATGGGTACTGCTCCAACAAGAAGTTTAGGAGTTGCTTTGGCTTCTGGAGTTGGAGCTGGAGCACAGTCTTATCAACAGCAGCGTGAATTTAAATTACAACAGCAACAATTAGGATTAGAACAACAAAGAGTTGATGTTCAAAAAGGGCAGTTGCCAATTAATTGGTATTTGGCTTCAATTCAAGGAATGAAGTTGCCAATTGAGCAAACTCGTGCTTTAGCTGAGGTAATGCGTAGCGGATATTTTGGTACAAATGCTGCTCTAGGAATTGTTGATAAATATTACAAATGGCTACCTAATGTGGGCAAATGGCAAAACACGCTTGACAATACTCTATTGGGACCGGGCGAATATAAAGAAATGTTGAAAAACATAGAAAGCGATGTAAACGGAAAAGTATCGAGCATGTTTATGAACAGCCCAATGGCTCCTCCGACTAATAATATTATTAGTGATTTAACAAGTTATGCTGATTCAATGATGAGGAAGGGATTTTATCAGCCTGACAAAGTTAATCAAAAAACTGGAGTTGGCCAAGTTCCTTCTGAAGCTTCTCAGCCATCGGCTCAAACGACTCCTCAACAAGGAATTTCTGCAGCGGCTCCAGAAACAAGACCTATTGCAACTGCTTCTGTATCGCCTAAACCATCAACTTCCGCTCCTGCAGCAGTCGCACCTGCAGCAGCCGTTGTTACGCCGCTAACTGCTGCTACGGCTGCTCCTTCTCAAGAAGCATTATCAATGAAGACTGTCGATAGAGCAAAACGTGGTGAATATGGATTGGGTTCAATTCAACAGCCAATTCCGCCATTAGACGAAAGCAATATAGCGGATAGCAGCAATAAGCCATCTGTATTACAAAAACAAATTAACAATTTGAATAATCAAATTGTTGCTGTTACAAATAACAAAGGCGACCCTTCTGGACTGCAATCTCAAAGACAACAATTGCAAGACAAATTATCTTCTATTATGAAATCAGAATGGCCTGTAACTTTAAAAGATGGATCTTTATGGAATGGCCCTGCTAATTTGACATCTCTTAGAATTCAAAATCAAACAGCAAGTGAGAATGCTTCTCAAGCTATTAATGATCAAAATAAACAATCGGTTATGTTTAATCAAAACATGTACCCGAAATTAGATCAGGCTTTAAGATCATTGGCTGATATTTATGCTGAAAATGATGCAAATCGTTTGTCTGATTTTAAAGCTAATTTAGTTGGCAATTTAAGAAGCATTTTCCCAAATGCTGTTCCGCAAACATGGACTGCATTACAAGAGGCAATTGATTCTGGAAATAAAAATGCCGTAATTCTTGCAATGAATTCTGCCGCTCAAAGCGGATTAGGAAAAGGAGCGCCTGCCGCTACTTTGGGAGAAGCTTTAGCTACGGTTGCTAGACCAGAATTATCTCCCGGCGCTAGATATGATTTAATAGGAAAAGCTAGGGCTGTTTTGGATCAAATTAAAATGAGAAACGATGATTGGAATCAAGTTTCAAATAAAGTTTCAAACGTCTCTAAATTTATGAATGATTGGAACAATGAACAAGAAAATCAATTGCCTTCCATTGAGAAGAAAATTTTCTCTGACCCTAATTTCCGTTATTTTGCTGGAATGAGCGATGCTGAAAGATTTGTTCATCCAAAACAGAATAAACCAAAAAATGAATTAAAATTGAATGACGTTGTTTATACACCCAAAGGCCAATCCTTATTTTGGAATCCTTCTGCCAATGATGGTAAAGGGGGGGCAAGAGAAAGGAAATGGCCTGAAACGAGGCAATAATCATGGCTGATCTTCCGTCATATTATAACTTAAAACAATCTTTGCCAGCTTCTGTTACGGAGCTTTTGGCTAATTTAGGTCCATCTTTTGTTGGAAATACTAAAAGATTTGTAGATGGCATTGATACGCTTTTACAAAAACCAAGTTCAGTAAAAGATGCTTTTGGAATTCTTGGTTATCCAGATTATAAGTTAGCTTCATCACTGGCTGGGCATCCAGTTGATGAATCTGATGTAATGAAAATATACCCATCTCGCCCTAATGAAAAGCCTAATGATGCAGATGTTAGAGCGAGAAATTCAATTCTTGGTTATACAAGATTAAGAGATGCTCTTACTGATCCGTATGTATCAATTAATCCCAAAACAAAAGAAAGAGAATGGGACGGAGATAAAATAGGAGAAATGTTTCGTACAGATCCATTCAGGGTCATGGGGGATCTTGCCGTTTTTACTCCAGTAGCGGAAGGCGCTTTAGCAGGATTAAGTACTCCTGTTAAATTAGCTAAAAGAGCTTCAATTGCCAATGATGTAAACGAAGCTTATAAATTGCATTTGCAAGCAAATCCTCATGAATATGGTCAAAATTGGACAACTTTTGATGATTCTTCAGTTGCTCCATCAAATAAAACAAAAACATTTGATTCAATAGAAACGGCTCTACAAAAAGCTAAAGACGCTATTGGGTCTACTGGTGAATGGATGACCCCCGGCTATAATCTGCTAAAAGTTCCAAATGCTTTAGGAATTTCAGGAGAGGGCGCAACAGGTCTTTTGGGGAAAACAACCGGTTCTGGAGAGCCAGTAATAAAACAAGCTTTTAAAGCAGGAAAAGAGTCTTTTAGTTCAGACCCTGAATTGCAAAAAAGGGCAGAAATTTTTAGAAATTTTCAAACTGGTAATAATGCAGATAAAATTACGCAGGCATCTGAAATTCATTCAGATTTAATTGATGGCATCAAGAAAATTAGAGAAAACGCTTCTCAAAATTATTTAGCAGGAAAAGCTAATTTAATTAATCAGCCAGTAGACTTTTCTGGGGCGCATGAAGCTTTAGATAAAATTGAAAACGAATTAAATCAAGGTCCTCAAAATTTTGCAACCAATCATTTGCAAACTATTCAAGACATAAGGTCTGCAATTAATGACTTGCAAAACAAAAATGCAAATATAATTGGAGCTGATGTCTTAAAACAGCATTTATGGGAAAGACAAGGAGCTTCTTCTGGGTTCTCACAAAAAGCTTATGGCGACACAAGAAAAGCTGTTATTGACGCAATGAATGAAGTTGATCCAAATTATAATACCGTTATGCAAGGATATGGAGATGCTCAGGACTTGGCAAAAACCATTAGATCTGAAACAGGAGCAAACAGCAATTCAGCGATTAAAGCAACAAATAAAGCTTTAAAATCTTTAAAAGGACAAACTGGACAATCTTTAATGAATGAATTAGAGCAAGTTAACCCAGATTTGCCTTATAAAATTGCTGGATATTCATTAAGCTCTTTACCCGGAGGTACATTAGCTTCTATTGCTGAAGGCGCAGGTGCAGCTTCAATGATATTAAATCCTGCTTTATTGCCGTTTTTGCCAAAAGCAGCGGCAGTGGCGGCCACAACTTCTCCTCGTATTGTGGGAGGAGCAACTTATCGTCTTGGCCAACTACAAGGTATTGGCGAGAGAGGATCTGAAATTTTAGGAAATGCCGCAAGTCCAATAGGGAAAGTCGCAGAAAATTTAGGAAATACATTTAATCAAGCATTATCTGATTCTCCTCCTGTTGTTCAAAATGCTGTTAAAGCTTTAAAAGCCGCTGCTCCATCTCCAAGGACAATTGCTTCTACAGTTCCTATAACTGGAGAAGAAGAAAAAAATGCTCCTGTTTCTTGGGAAGAAATTCAATCAGGTGAGCTGTCAAATCAAACTCAGCAAACTAGCCCAAAAGAAGAAAGTCAGGATAAAATTTATTCTTGGGAAGATATGGGAATTCCTGATCAAGCACAGCAATCTGCTCCAAGAGCAAATGGCGGCCGCATTGAGCGCAAGTCTGGCGGAAGGGTTGATAATGTTCAGCCATTAGTAGATGAGCTGATGAGAAAGTTTAAGCAAGCGAAAAAGGTTACTGACAAGACAACGGAACCTCTTTTAGATCAGCCTGATGACGCAATCGTCAAGGCGTTAAAAGTGGCTCAGGACGCAATTTAGGAGTAAAAGATGGCCAGTTCATACACTACGAACAAAAACATTGAGAAGCCGGATCGCGGCAATTATGTTGATACTTGGGACGTTCCAGTTAATAACGACTGGGATATTGTTGATGCCGCATTGGGCGGAAGCTCCACAATCAACGTAGTGGGATTATCTGGCATTGTTACTTTGACAATTGCACAGTACAGACCTCCGATCATTATTTTGTCTGGAACTCTAAGTGCAAATATTAACTTGCAGCTTCCTACTGGCGTAGGCGGAACTTGGAGTATTTTTAATAATACGACTGGAAATTATACGGTCACTTTTAGTTCTGCAAGTGGCGGAACAACTGTTACTCTTCCGCAAACGTACACGACCGCGATTATTTCCGTGCCTAGTATTGGAATTGGATTGGCCAATACCAGCGTTCCTGTTACCGCCGCTGGCAGCAACACTCAGATTCAATACAACTCAAGTGGATCGTTTGGAGCTTCACCCAATTTAACTTTCAACGGGTCTACGCTCGGCGTTACTGGAAATGTTCAATTGAACGGATCAGTAAGCGGCTACGTTGGATTAAAAGCTTTAGCAAACGGATCAAGCTGGACCATGACTCTGCCAAGCACGGCAGGATCTAATGGCCAAGTGCTGACTACAGATGGAACTGGAGCAACGAGCTGGCAAGCAACAACGAGCTTTGCCGTCACGAGCTTTAGCGGCGGATCAACAGGCCTTACTCCGGCTTTAGCGACAACTGGCGCAATTACTTTGGCTGGGACTTTAGGGGTGGCAAACGGCGGAACGGGAGCGACATCGCTGTCGGGATATCTGTTTGGAAATGGATCATCTGCGGTCACTGCGCTGAGCTCAATACCCGGCTCTGCCATTAGCGGAAACATCTCAGGAAACGCAGCCAACATTACCGGCACATACGCAGGTTCATTAACGTCATCTCAAGTAACGTCAGCTTTGACGTATACGCCTCCAACTCCCACCGGCACAGGAGCGTCTGGAACCTGGGGAATCAGCGTCACGGGAAATGCAGGAACTGTCACAAACGGCGTTTATACGACTGGATCGTACTCAAATCCGGCTTGGTTAACTTCTATTTCGGGCTCTATTGTCAGCGGAGCGGTCGCTTCCGCCACTTCGGCAACTACAGCCACCACCGCCACAAACCTCTCTGGCGGCTCTGTGGCGGCTACAACGATTACAGCCAGCGGATCGACCGTTTTGGGCGGAGCTACCGGCGGATCGCAGGGGGCGGGTACGATTAACGCCACGGGCGTTTATGTGAACGGCGTTGCGGTCGGTACGGGAAGCGGATCGGTCAGCTCCGTTGCCATGACCGTCCCAAGCTTCCTGTCGGTATCTGGTAGTCCGATCACCACAAGCGGAACCCTCGCTGTGACGCTTTCAGGGACCGCCTTGCCGATTTCGAGCGGCGGCACAGGCGCAACTACGGCCTCTGGCGCTTTGTCCAATCTGGGCGCTTATGCGGCCTCCAACCCAAGCGGATTCATAACATCATCGGCGCTTTCGGGTTACGCAACTCAATCCTTTGTAACGAGCCAAGGCTACATTACGTCATCCGGAACGGCCGCAAACGTCTCTGGCGTGGTCGGGATCGGAAACGGCGGAACGGGCGCTACAACCGCCGCTGGAGCGCTTTCAAACCTCAACGCTGCAAGCGCGACTGGCGGCAACGCTTCCGGAACATGGCCTATTAACGTGACCGGCAATGCCGGAACCGCGACCACGGCTACAAGCTTGTCTGGAGGCGCTGTAGCGGCCACCAACATTACCGCGAGCGGCAGCCTTGTGGTAGGCAGCCCGACCGGCGGATCGCAGGGTGCAGGCACGATTAACGCCACAGGCGTTTATGTGAATGGCGTTGCCGTTGGCACTGGCGGCGGAACTGTTTCGTCTGTTTCCGGAACCGGAACCGTGAGTGGAATCACGCTTTCAGGAACGGTTACGACTTCTGGTAGCTTGACGCTCGGCGGTACGCTATCTTTAACATCTGGTCAAGTAACGACTGCTTTAGGATATACGCCACCAACGCCTACCGGAAGCGGCGCTTCTGGAACTTGGGGCATCAACATCAGCGGCAACGCAGCAACGGCTACTTCGGCAACCTCAGCGACTACCGCAACATCCGCATCGTCAGCTTCTACCGCCACTACCGCAACCAACTTGTCCGGCGGATCGGTAGCGGCAACAAGCATTACCGCAAGCGGAAGTCTCGTTGTCGGCAGCCCGACAGGAGGTTCGCAAGGCGCTGGCACGATCAACGCAACTGGAATTTATGTTAACGGCGTTGCTGTTGGGTCTGGCGGAACAGTTACATCAGTCGGTTTGTCTTTGCCATCAATATTTAGTGTCAGCGGCAGCCCTGTTACCAGCAGCGGTACGCTTACTGGAACGCTCGCAAGCCAAGCTCAGAACAGCGTATTCGCAGGCCCAACGTCTGGATCAGGAACGCCATCGTTTCGAGCATTAGTGGCCGCTGATATCCCAACGCTGAACCAGAACACGACCGGAACCGCAAGCAATGTGACCGGTACTGTGGCTGTCGCTAATGGCGGTACTGGAGCGACTACGGCGGCCAATGCGTTAACCAACTTGGGCGCTTATGCAGCATCCAACCCAGCTGGATACATTACGTCATCGGCTCTGGCTCCATACGCAACTCAATCTTATGTTACGAGTCAAGGCTACATTACGTCATCTTCAAACATAAGCGGAACAGCTGCGAACGTCACTGGAACCGTGGCTATTGGTAATGGCGGAACTGGAGCGACAACGGCCGCTGCTGCCTTGTCCAATTTGGGCGCTTACTCATCGACCAATCCGAACGGGTACATCAACTCGTCTGGCACGGCGTACAACATTAGCCAATACACGATTAACCAGAATTTGGGGACCGGCAACTCGCCAACATTTTCTGGCTTAACCTACAATGGCGGCGGAGCTTTCCCACATTATGCCAGCAACACTTTTGGTAGCGGATCAATTACCGTACAGTCTGGTGGCTCGCCATCTGGCGGATCTTCGGGCGATATCTACTTTATTTATTAAGGTATAAAAATGGCTGGTATTAACATAAATGTGAGCGGCACTTGGCAGACGATTAAAAACGTCTACGTCAATATTTCCGGATCATGGACGCAGGTAAAACAAGTCTGGGTTAATGTTTCGGGAACTTGGCAAAAGGTCTATAACTTATTTAGCCCTGTGACTCACACTTACTCTTCGGGATCAGGAACAGAAACAGTCCCAGCAGGAGCCAGCCAAGTCGTTATCACTATGTGGGGCGGCGGCGGATCAGGCGCATTTAAAAATGCTGGAGCTGCGGGGGGTGGCGGCGGTGGCGGTGGTGGTTACACCACCCAAACTATTTCTGTATCTGGAATTAGCTCATTTTCATATTCTGTCGGCGCAGGCGGCGCTGCTGTTTCAACAGTTCGCAACGGTAATGCTGGCGGCTCTTCTACCGTGTCTGGCGGATCAGTATCGTTAACGGCAAACGGGGGCGGAGCTGGTGTAGCTACTCCGCCATCTGGCGGTGCTGGCGGTACTACAAGCGGCACAGGATCAGGAACTACAGGATCGGCTGGTACGGCAGGATCGCTTAACAATGGCGGCAATGGTGGCGCTTCGCCAAATGGTGGCGGGACTGCTACTTATAGCGGAGGATCTTTTGATGGTAATGCGCCTGGCGGTGGCGGTACAGGCGGAAATTCAAACATCGATACTCTCTCCGGTGCAGGCGCAGCTGGTCAAATTACGTTCTACTACACTTAAACAGTAAATTCTTTGACTTTGCCAACCCAGTCTGTGTTAATGCAGACATAGCCAACGCTGTAATAAGTAGCGAATGAATTGGGCGTTTCCTTTTCCTTGTAGAACTCTTCCAAAATGATAAACTTTTCATCGTTTAGGATCTGGCAGAACTCCACAATCGATTCCGCTCGATGCTCGGCAATAATCTGATGAACCAGTTTGCCGTTATAGCTTGGGATATTCAGACTAATTTGAAACTTCATAAGCATAAACCCTGTATAAAAGGGGCTGCGCCACACAGCCCCCACTCACTAGAGTTTAGCCGAAATCGTCACTATCATCAAATGGCGAAGCTTCAACAGGAGCAGAAACTGCCGCTTGAGTTGCGGTGACCGCAGGGGCGGCAGCAACAGCGCGAGGCGTGTATACCAAGCCTGTAGGACGATCAACCCACTTATGGATCGTGAATACTGGCGAATAAGCGGTCGATTTTTTCGCGCCCTCACCAGTTACGATGGCTACAGTGTCATCCAAGCTCACAACAGGAAGCTTGCCAGGATTCTGCTTCACGCCCTGCTGGTAAGCAGTAAAAAGCTGGTTAATTCCCTTTAAGCAGGCCTTAGCAGTTGACGCGAACTCGCGCAAGTCTCCGCCACACTCTTTCGACAAGTAAACCAAGACTCGAAAGCCTGGCTTATGAGATGGAGAAGGAGCAGCAGGAATTGGCGATCCGTATCGAGCCAAGGCAAAACTTGGAGCTCCACCCGTGCTGAAATCAATAGTGCCCGTTTCGATATTTTCAAAATCGAAAACCGCCTTGAATGAGCGCGTAATATCGGTTGATGAACGCTCGCCGTTGGCATAGTCGCTGCGCGACATACGGCCAGATCGAGCATCATATTTAACAATGGGGATGATATCTCCACCGCTACCAGCGCCAGCAAAAACACTTTCATTAAACAAAGACATAATTTTTACCTCTAACAATTTTGAACGTATTTAGCCACGTTCTTGCTTCTTGGCGAATGCCAAAACCTTTAAATGCCCCACACCTCTTTCGCGGCTTGGCGTTGGTGTGCGTCATTTGAAAACCAAAAGCTGTCTACATCTGGAATCACCAATTGGGCGAGCTCCATTGGATCGGCAGACAGCGACAAAAATTTACCTAATGTCACGCCGATCCGCGCTAAAGCTTTCGCCTGCTGTTCGGCATCGGTCACTTCATACACGCCATGCTTCTTGCCTGTGACGTAACACAAATAACCTTTGCAATCGCCCTCAGACGCAGCGATATAAAGTGCAACTTGACGCTCATGGTTTGTATTATTGATTTTGCTTGGCAACGCGTGTGTTGATTTAAGATCTACAATCACGTTACCAAAACGGAAGTCAATAAAACCAATGATTGGGATTGGCAATTCCGGTACGACAAGCTTGACTGGCTCTTGAATAGCCGTAGGTTCGCCATAAGGCTTTAATGCCATCACGCCTTGTTCAACCATTCCGCCAATGGCATCAAATTCTTTTTCGACGCGCGGATCATCGCTGAGACTCACTAATGTTTTGAAATTCTCTTGCGCTAATTTAACGCCCTCAGTAAGCGTTGATCCTTTAAGCACGCTTGATACGCCTGCTTCTACAGCAGTGCCGCGATGGGCTGGTGCGCCAGTTGCAGCAACCTTTTTGAGCAAGCGCGTTAATACAAAGCTTGCAGGCGATTGCGCGAACTGATTGAGCGAACTGGGGCTCAAATGCTCGATTCCATATGCAGCGAAGGGGTTGATTGACATAGATAGTCCTAAAATTTGCGTAAACTGAGCGCATTTATAGCGCAAAATTTATGTTGCAGAGCAAAAAACCACCATAATTGATGAGCTCGTGTGTCAAAAACTTGACAATAATTGCATATAAATCAATAACTTACAAACGTAACGTTAGATAACAAAATTATTTGATGAAAAGTTCACACAAAGGCAAAAAATGCCGCTAAGATAGCCACAAGTCGAGTTGATTAGTACCTACCTACCTATTGGAGATGAACATGAACGCAGTATTAAAGTTAGTCCCACAAGCCACAAGCATCATCGATGATTTGGCCGAAGTTGACGCTCAGATCAAAGCATTAACCGAACGCGCCAAAATGTTAAAAGATCAAGTCTCCAATCAATATGGCGAAGGCAAGCATCGCGGAAATACGTTTGGCGTTAACGTGAGCTTGTATCAATCGACAACATATGACTACAAAAAAATGATTGCTGATTTGGGCATTACGCAAGACACTTTGTCACAATACGCCAAGCACAATGCCACAATTCGCGTTTCAGTAACAGCTTAATTAACACGGGGCGGTTCGCCGCCCTTTTCACTTTTGGCTCTCAAATTAAACCTAATCACGGAGTATTTAACATGTATAAATTTTCACGATCATCAAACCAAGCAAGCTTTCGAGCTGACCGTCCCATTACCGTTGAAGAGATTCAGCATTACGCTCCCAGCGTCATGACTGACACGCCTCATCAGAGCAGAGCTCAGTCCTACAAGGTTATTTCAACCTTTAATGTTCTGGAGTCGATGCAGGACGAAGGATTTTTCCCATACGAAGTGCGCCAGACTAGGGTCCGTGACCAAAATAAACGTGAGTTTACGCGCCACATGGTTCGTTTGCGCCACATCAATAATTTGAGCAATGGCCACGAAGTGCCTGAGATTGTCCTGTTAAACTCGCATGACGGAACAAGCTCTTATCAGTTGATGTCGGGAATTTTCCGTATGGTCTGCTCAAACGGCCTGATTGCCGGATCGATATTCGATGACATTAGAATCCGCCACAGCGGCAACGTGATTGATAACGTTATCGAGGGCAGTTATCGGGTCCTGTCTGACATCGAGGCCGTCCAAGGTTGCGTGGAGCGCTATAAAAACACTCAGCTATCGATTGGGCAAAAAGTAGATTTTGCCAAGCAGGCCATTGAGCTGCGCTGGGGCGAAGACTCTCCTATTCAGAATCCAGAGCGCATGCTTAACATTCATCGCGGAGCTGACCGTTCAAGCGATTTGTGGACCACCTATAACGTCATTCAAGAAAACATCGTTCGCGGTGGACTGGCTGGGCGATCCGAAACTGGCCGCAGGATGACTACCCGTGCCGTAGGCGGAGTTAATGAGTTGGTGCGCCTGAATCGTGGGTTGTGGGACATTGCCGACAAAATGGCGGCTTAGGCAAAGGCAGGGGAGGGAAACCTCCCCTAATTACATGACGTAACAAAATTGTTACATTTAAGACTTACACATAGGGAAAAAATTGCCTATACTGTATCCAAGTTCGATGAATTAGTAACTATTTATTAGGAGATGAACATGACAAAAGTAGTATATGGATTAGCGATTGAATGCCAAGATGGCTTTGAATTGTTTGAAGACAAAGCCGATGCCGTGGCCGCATACGCTGCCGAAAAAGCCAAAACCATCGCTGAATTCAATGTCTGGAATGACGAATGCGTCTATCTTTACGAGCTCGAAATTCACAGCCGAGACAATGCCGATGACCTGTGCTGGTTTGATTTTCGGGACGATGGGCGGCGCATCGATGTAAAAGAAGGCCTGTGCGGCGAACAAATTGAGTGGGTTTATTCATGAAAAGCAATTACAAACACATTGTCATTGAACCAAAACCATCGGCCCTGTCGATGCGATTGGACCGCCCAGAGGAAAGCGAGCTACGGCAGGAATGGCGGCTCGCCGAGGCCGCCCCAGCCCTCCTGCAGGCCCTCAGACGGGCTCGCGGATGGGTGGCCATGTATGAGAACACGCCAGGCCATGATGCGGCTGCCAAGGCGATGCTGGGCGTTATTGATAAGGCTCTCTCGGAGGTTCTGTGAGCTACTTATTCACGATTGAGTCAACGCACCCGTATTACGGCAGGCAGACTGAAACGATTGTCTCGCAGACTCTCAGCGAAGCTCATGCCAAACGTAAGCAAGCGTTACGCCGATACGGAAAGGCCGGTCCCGTCATGAAATCAAAGTTTGGCGCAACGCAACACATGAAATAGTTGCCAGTGGCAATTTTTTCAGTTATTGTTTAATCGTGTTAATGATCTATCTATCTATGGAGCTTTATATGTTTATTCAGAAATTTGCGTTTGAATTTAACGACCAAGAATTTGATGTTTGGTTTGATGGCGGAGAAATCGAGTTCTTTGAGCCCAAGAACTCAGGAATCACGATTCCTGCGTCATTCTTTGATCACAAAATTGTCGAATGCGCGCTGAATGAAATTGAGAGAGCGCTGTCATGAGTCATCAATATTACCAAAATAATCGCATACGCGAGCTTGAAGACAAGCTTATGGAAATGTGTTGGCAACGCAATATTGCTGAGTCTAAGCTTGAATTAGCGCGCCGCAATTGGGACAACTATAAACGCCAAGGATTAATTGATCCTGAGTGCACTTTTGAAGGGGAGCAAATGGCTTATGAGTAAATTTAAGCAACGAGATATGTCTTGGGACTATCTCATAGACTGTGATCTGTGCATTGATCTAAATATTGCTCAAGCGCAGGAAATCGCTTTGTTAAAACGGCGAGTAGAATATCTTGAATCATCTTTAAAAGATGCATCTTTCAGAGAATGGGCAGAGTCTTACGATTCTTGGTATGCAGCGCAGTTAAATTATGATTTATTTGAAGATAAAAAAGGAGATTATCATGCTTAAATTAAAGCTTAAAAAATTGTGGGTAATGATGATGACTCCTGTATTTTGGCCATTGCCTGCTCCACACAGATCTTGCGAGCGGCTTGGTAGCCAATTGTCGCGCTCTGAAATACACAAGTTTCGTATGTGGCGGCAGTCATGATAGCTCAGGCCATGCTGTGGTTTATTAACTGGCAAGAACAGCTCGATTGGGCAGATGCTCTGGCAATCGTTATGGGCTTTTTTGTTGGCTTTGTTTTGGTTTTTTGTTGGGATATGGTGAAGTTGGAATTTTGGTTTGATAATAAAGGAGATAAGAGTGAAAGCAAATGATTTGAAGCGGTTTATGAAGAAAAACAATTTTAGCCAAAAGTTTTTAGCGTTGGTTGTCGGTCGATCACCGCGCCAAATTCGACATTGGCTGCATGAGAAAAACGAAATTCCGCAGGCGGTTGCGTTGTTACTAATAGCATATGACGAGAATCAGTTGGAGGCGAAATGGCTGGCGAAGGCGATCAAAAAGTTAAACCCACAAGCAGCAAAAGGCCTGTAAAAAAGCAGGGAAATTTTAAAAAGGGGCATCCGTGGAGAAAAGAAAATTGGAAAGAACCCAAAGTGAAGCTTTTCAAAGAGGATTAGAAGTCTTTGAATTGGCAGATAAGCTTATGAAAGATCAAGCTGATCACATTGAAAGGCAGGCTGAAACCATTCGCTTATTGTCAGAGACCATTCGAAGTCAAGCTGAATTGATCGAAAAGTGGAAACTTCTAATGGAGTTTAAGTTATGAAAAAAGTTATCAATCAGTTTATACAGCTGTTGTTAATTGCATTTATAACTGGATTCTTGTTCGGTGTTGTGGTACGTATGACTAAGTTTGTAGGTGGACTATGAAAAACCTTTTGTCGATGTACAAATATAGCGATGCAGATTTAAACGTACGCTCAGACGTAAAACCTTGGGTGTACGTTGTGATTACAGTGGCCATCATTATAGCTATGGGATTCGTGTATCGAGCAGGCCAGCTCCAGATTCAGGCTGACTGCGAGAAGGTAGGGGCATTCAGGGTTGATACCGCTGGCTTCAAGTGCGAGGTAATCAAATGACTGATCCGCATCGATACTGGATGGACACGGCATTGGTGGCGATGGGAAGGCTCAGAGAGCTGGACTCTGAGCTCATCGTTCTGAATAAACGCATAAAAGAGCTTGAGGCCGTGTGCGTTACTCAGTTGCAGAGAATTAAGGAATTTGAAGGCAAATTGAAAAAGTTGAAAAGTAATTAATTAATTAAGGAGAAGAACACATGACTATAAGAATTTCGTTCTCAGACAAAACTGCAAAGGTTGAGGTCAAACTGAATGGCGGGATTGAATCTTTAACTACCGAATTGCCCCAACGTGTATGGTTTGGTTTGATGCGTGGAGTCCGCGTTGAGGGCGACACCGTGATCATCAAGGTCAAGGGAAACGAAGAAGCAAGAATCTTGTCCGACGAACTTATTCATGAAATGGAGATGCTTCGTGGGGGAAAAACCAAATCGAATCCAAACTCAAGGAGAAGAGCAATGTTTAAGATATGTTGCGGAGACTGTGGCAAGTGTTGGTGGATTGGCAATCCCAGAACCTGCAAGTGTAATGATGAAAAACCCGTATGGGATGCCTCTGCTTCGTTGGTGATAACACCAAACCCCGCGTTTGCAAAGCGTGAATGGGTTGGGCTGACGGATGACGAAATCATAGAAATTCGACGAAAAACCTTTGGTGTCATTGCAACCAACTATGAAATCTATCGAGCCATCGAAGCCAAACTCAAGGAGAAGAACACATGAACGAACGAATCTTAAAACTATATGACCAAGCAATTATTTTAGAAGGCAATGGCGATTACGTGACAGGTGAGTTGGATCCTTTCAAGTTTGCCGAGTTGATTGTTAGGGAGTGTGCCAATTATGCCTATTCCGATGACCAAGATCATAAAGCAATGCTGAAACATTTCGGAGTTGAAGAATTGAAGCATCATTTCGGAGTTGAAGAATGAAAGAATCAAATTATTTTTCAGACTCTAAATCGTTCAGCGACCCAAAGGAAGCTGAGAAGTATGTTGAAAGTGTATTGACAATGTATCCTCAGAATTTGTTTAAAACCAAAATAGATTTGTGGAACTTGCCAAAGAATGATCCAGAGATTCGTCAGTATTTAGTTTCATGGGAGATATTTCCAAATGGATGACAATAAGTTGTTAGATCAGGTCAACAAGTACATAGAGGTCGTGAAGTTGAAAGGCGCAGAAACGAAAACGATTCGCGTTAACTGTACCGCTAAAAAGTTGGCAAAATTAATTGGGTATGTACAACATGGAAACGGAAAATTGCCAGAAGAATTCCTCTACAGAGGACACTACCTCTTGCCCGTCAAGCGATCTTGAGCGCGAGCGGATAGAAGAGAAGTGGCGTAAGGATCGAGAACACTTAGAAATGTTGAATAACTGGGAAGGGGTTGAATAGTGAATATCTTAGGAATTGATCCAGGTCTATCTGGAGCTTTATGCATCCTCGATCCAATCGAGCGTGGCTTAGAGATCATCGATATGCCAGTCGTGGAGCTGGAGCGCAACAAGAAAACAAAGCGTGAAGTTGCAGCAGCGATGGTGTACGAAGCTTTGGTCGGAAAGGACATTCAGTTTGCCTTTTTAGAGCGCGTAGGTGCAATGCCCGGTCAAGGCGTAACATCGATGCTGAGTCTAGGCCGATCAGTCGGTGTCATTGAGGGCGTTGTGGCGGCGATGGGAATCCCATTAACGCTGGTCATACCGCAGCGCTGGCAGAAGGATATGTTGGTGCGCGGAGGCAAGGACGGATCGCGTGAGAGAGCCATGCAGCTGTTCCCAATGCAGTCCGAACTGTTTAAGCGTAAGAAGGATGACGGTCGAGCGGATGCTGCTTTGATCGCTATGTGGGGTGAAAAGTTTGGGAGAGCAAAGTGAAGTACATAAGCGTATGCAGCGGTATTGAAGCTGCAACCGTAGCGTGGCATGAATTAGGATTTGAACCAGTAGCGTTTAGCGAAATTGAGAAATTTCCAAGCGCCGTATTGTCTCATCATTACCCTGAAGTCCCCAATTGGGGGGATATGACTAAATTTAAGGAGTGGCCAGATGCAACTATCGATCTTCTCGTTGGAGGAACCCCCTGTCAATCATTCTCAGTCGCAGGTCTCAGAAAAGGATTGGATGACCCGCGTGGTAACCTCATGCTTACCTATTTGGCAATTGCTGACCGATATCGCCCCAAATGGATTGTCTGGGAAAATGTCCCTGGTGTCTTGTCAAGCAACAGAGGGCGGGATTTTGGAACCTTCCTTGGGGCGTTGGGGGAACTCGGCTACGGGTGGTCCTACAGAGTGCTGGACGCACAATACTTCGGAGTGGCCCAGAGACGCCGCCGTGTTTTTGTTGTCGGATGTCTTGGAGACTGGCGATCTGCCGCAGCGGTACTTCTTGAGCGCGAAAGCATGTCAGGGAATCCTCCGCCGAGCAGAAAAGCGAGGAAAGACCTTGCCAGCGGCATTGGAAGCGGCGTTAAAGAAGTCAGCCAATCTGTAGAACAAAAATCAATTGAGGTTGTAGGCAGTTTAGATACAGAGTGCGGAGGAACAAAATTAAACCATCAGACAGCCCAAAATGGTCATTTTGTTTGCGCCTCTCGCATGGTTGCTTTTGGAGAATATGTAAATGATGAAACTGCAAGCGCCATGAAAGCTCGTGACTGGAAAGACGCAACTGATTTAATATCAATTGAAGTCTCTCAAACGCCAACTTCTTTTAAAGAAACGGCTGATTGCCTGACTGCGGGTTACGGCACGAAGTGGAATGGCAATGCAAGTGCGTTCAATGGCAGTCTTTTTGTAAATCATCCGTCAAATTCAAATGACAATCAAATAGTCGAAAACAAAAATCAACCAATTGCGTTAGCTGAAAATACAATTGGAAGACAGCCATTGAATGGAGGTAATGGTGATGGATTTACAGTAGGCGGACCAATGTATACATTGAATGCAACAGGCGTACATGGTGTTGCTCAACCAATTGCATTTGCACAAAACACCAGAGATGAAGTTCGATTGATTGGTGGAGATGGTCAAGTGGTTGGTGCTTTGGCGGCACAACCGGGCATGAAACAAACTAGTTATGTTGCACAGCCTATTCCAATTGATTTGCGAAATGCCAATCGTGACCCAGAAAAGCATGATGAGATAAACAGACAAGGAGTTGGCGTGGGTGAAGATGGCGACCCATCGCACACATTGACTACAGCATGTGTACATGGTGTTGCTCAATTAACTGTTGCACCAACATTAACAGCATCCAATGACCCAAGCAGAT